TTCTCTGTGCAATTCACGGTGCTACAGTAGAAAATACGCTTTATGAAGATGGCGAACAAGCAAATACATTCAAAGGATTTGAACCTACGCAAGAGGAAGAGACCTACTCGATGGTCACGGCGAATCGTTTCTGGTCTCAAATCTTTGGTATTGCTTTTAGCAATAAGCGTTGGCTTCATTTCTTTATGCTTTTTGTTCCCGTTATGGGTCTTTGGACATCTTCTATTGGGATTATTGGTTTGGCTCTTAATCTTCGTGCTTACGACTTTGTAAGTCAGGAGATTCGTGCGGCAGAGGATCCAGAGTTCGAAACCTTCTACACTAAGAATATTCTTCTGAATGAAGGACTTCGTGCTTGGATGGCACCCGTAGATCAACCTCATGAAAACTTTGTGTTCCCAGAAGAAGTGCTTCCAAGAGGAAACGCTCTCTGATTGACATTTTATTTTCACTAATGTAGTATGGGAGGGGAAACCCTCCTTTTTTAATGATTAGTTCTGAGACACCATATAAACTTGCTGAGATTATTCGAGATACTTGGCCTCAGTTATATTTACTAAATAATTTTCAAAACTTAACAAATGTTATGAAGTTTACAGTTTATTCAAAAGACGGTTGCCCATATTGTACAAAAGTGCAGCAGGTGTTACAATTAGCAGACCTGCAACACGTAATATACAAACTGAATACTGATTTTACCAAAGAAGAATTCTATGCAGAATTCGGTGAGGGTTCTACATTCCCTCAAGTAATTGTGAATGATCAACACATCGGTGGTTGTACCGATACAGTTCAATACCTCAAGGAGCAAAACTTAGTTTAATGGAAACTAATTTTCACGAAGTTTATAATGATGTTGAAAAAGCAATTGATTATGCATTTCAGGGAAAATTTGTGCTAAAATTTTACGATTACCTTAAAGTAAAGGGTGCTCGAAAGTTTGAAGTTGAAGAATTTATTGAGAGTTCAACGGCATCAAACATCAGTACTGTTGTGATGGATCTTGATGACTATCTTGAAGGAGGTGCTGATGAGATTCATAAACAACTTCGTGAAGCTTATGGTCATATCTCTAAACCAGAGGCACGAAAAATAAGAAACTATTTGTATGGCATCCTTGAAGATGCATGGAAGTATAATTATGACAAAAGGAAAGGGAGACGCAAAAAGCAAACTAAATAACTCTGAACCCGAGATCAATCGGGGTGTGGAATTATTGTTAAGAAAACGGAGGAGGAAATCTGAAGAACCAAAGACATTCCAAATGAGGTTTGGTAAGATGATTTCTCTCTTTCGGCGAGAGATACACATACTATTCGAATTTCATCTGGACATTCGGAAAAAGTAACTCTCGGAGAAAGAAAAATGTTAGCAGTAACACTCACCATCGGCACTCTTGTTTCAGTGATGTTCTTTTTTGTTGGTGGAGTAATAGGATGGATGGCCAAGCAACATTTCTATGAGAGCTCATATCCCTCATATACACACCCAGAAATGTTTGATCAAAATGGAAACATAATTCCAGACGAAATTTTAGCAGTGAGATTTGAAAATGACTACGAATACGACGACGAAGAAGAGGACGACTAGTAGAGCAAAGAAACCCACTACAAGTTCAACTCAACCAAAAGAAATTAAAAAACTTCCTCCTAATCCTTTTATGAATGAGATTCTAGATCTTGTTCACGAACAGGAAACTGAAGAAGATAAGATCAAAGTACTTCAACATCATGCTAATGATGCCCTGAAGACTCTTTTGATTTGGAATTTTGATGAGAGTATTATTTCACTTCTTCCCAGTGGTGAAGTTCCATATCAACCAAATGAAAGTCCTCTGGGAGTAGATCACTCTTCTCTCCGTAGGGACTATAAGAATCTTTACAACTTTGTGAAGGGTGGTAATGATTCACTCTCTAAGATTCGTAGAGAGACAATCTTTATTCAGATTCTTGAATCTCTTCATCCAAATGAAGCTGATGTTCTGGTTCTTGTAAAGGATAAGAAACTGGAAGATAAATATGATATCTCATTTGATATCGTACAAAAAGCATATCCTGATATTGTGTGGGGCAATCGTTCGTGAGTGTAGTTGCGGAGAGAACAATGGCAGATTCTAAAAGAGAAAACACGAGACATCTGCCTCATGAGTATGGATGTGAGATTCTCTTTGAAAGAGCAACTATGGTTCAAGCAAAAGATTCATCACTTCCAAATGATGCATATCTTATTTGGTATGATGTAGATGGTGAAACTTTTATGGATGTAACTCGTACTAGAAAGAGAGTTGATCTATTTGATTTCTATTATGATAAGTATGGTCCAGGAGCAGTTCGTAAGATTGATTTTGGATACGGAAGAGTAAACCCAAAACTGTGGGGATATAAAGCACCAGAAAAAAAGAAAAAGAGATGAGTGAAGGATTTAGTGAAGAAAAGATTGAAGTATCAATCAATAAAGATGAAGTAAGAAGTCTTCTTAAGAAATATAAGAAGATTAAAAAGTACATGCGGTCTCCTATGTTCACTGTCAAGAAATTAGATGGAACTGAGAAGATTGTCAGTGAACTTTTGAGGGACCCTGAGGATGGGTAAGCATTATCTTTTAAATCTTTATGGATGTTCTTTTGTTCTTTTGGACGACGAGCGTTGTCTTATAGATTTACTAGAAAACGCTGCAGTTGCTAGTGGTGCTACAGTGGTTCAAACCATATCAAAAAAGTTTGAACCCCAAGGCGTCACTGTAATTTGCATGTTATCAGAAAGTCATATTAGTATTCACACTTGGCCTGAGGAAGGTAAAGCAGCAGTAGATGTTTATACCTGTGGCGATTGTAATCCTAAGATTGGATGTGATATTATCATTCAACAACTTTTTGCTCAGAATCATACTCTGAGTTATATTGAGCGTTAACTAAATACACTATATCTGGAGAATTCTATGCTCTCTACTCAATATCGTTTGCGCCTAGAAGCAATCTGCGAACGAATTGTCACAGGCGAATCAGTAGAGTTAAGTGAAATGATTTGGGCAGAAAAACTTGCCAAATCAAATCGTTCTGCTGCAACTATTTTGAGGCAGGCAAGACGACGTGCTGCAAGTCCTGATATGACTGAAGATAGTCTTGATGGATTTATGAATGCTTTGGATCTTGGAGATCCTGATCCATCAAATCATCGTACAGGATTTAATGGAGCTGATGATATTATTGATTTCTTCACTGGAGATAAACCAGACGATTGGAGACAGAGAGATTAAGAAATAATAAAATGGTATTACATTTTACAAACTTACTTGTATAACTAGGTTGATGGGTCTATAATGACCTTACGTTCATCCCTCAAGGGACGCAAGTAGGACGGCGGAACGGATCGTTCATCCTTAATAGGACGCAAACCGCCCAAAGGAACGGGAATTAAAACTCTCATTCTGGAGGAAACCCCAATGTCTAAATTAGTTTATCGTGGTGTTGAGTATGATACCGAAAAGCGTATCGCATATCAACAACAGATGATGCAGCAACCCCAACAATACAACGAAACCTATCGTGGTGTTAAGTTTGTAAAGGAGGGTCACAAATGAAGAAACTTAATGTACTTCAACTGATTAAAGAACAAAAGCAAAAAGAAACTCGTCGTCACCAAGCATCTATTGCACAACTTGTTGGTAAGAAGTGATGCAACATTACCATTACCATCATGATGATATGGATAGGGACAATAGACCACCTGCTTGTTATCTTTTAACATATCGTGGGTGTCGTTATTGGTCTTGTTATCAAGTTCATCTGGTGGAATGGTTTGAAAGAATATTTAAGTCGGAGGGGTCTTGACACCCCTCTTTTTTTTAACTATAATACCTTTGTTGAGGTTCAATGAGATGGACAAAGAAAAGCTTAAGTTAATCATAAGGAACTTAGAATCTCTTGTTGACTGTTTGAAGTCGGAAGTGTATTCTGATACAGGTTCTTACCTAAACTATGAGGAAGTTGCTCCTCATCTTGCTGACTACGATGAAATCTTTGAGGATAGTGATTTAGATGACTATTGAAAAAACAGAATTTGAGTTTATGAAACCAGAAGTAAAACTCATTAGTGTTACTCCAGATGCAGAAAAGCATATGGCTTACTGTGCACGAGTGAGTAATCCTGCAAATCAAGAGAATGAAAAGTTCTCTGGATTGCTCAAGTATTGTATTCAACATCAACACTGGAGTATCTTTGAGCAAGCAACGATGACTGTAGAGATTAATACTACTCGTGGAATTGCCGCTCAGATTTTGCGTCATAGGTCCTTCACATATCAAGAGTTTTCACAACGATATGCTGATACGAATCTTCTGAATAAGACCATTCCTCTTCCCGAACTTCGTCGTCAGGATGATAAGAATCGTCAGAACTCAATTGATGATATTCCTGATTATTTGAAACTGACTCTGACTGAAGACATTCGTATTCATTTTGAGCATGGTCTGAGACTCTATAACCGTCTTCTGGAGAAAGGTGTGGCAAAGGAGTGTGCAAGGTTTGTACTCCCCTTGGCAACCCCCACAAGACTCTACATGACCGGTTCAGTAAGGTCATGGGTACATTATATTGATCTTCGTTCTTCGCATGGAACACAAAAGGAACACATGGAAATTGCAGAACTTGTTCGTTGCATCTTTACTTGTCAATTCCCTGCTGTATCTGAAGCACTTGGTTGGACTCGTGAAGGATGCTCTGAGTGTAATGATGCGCCATCTATTACTATCGAATAAATATCCCTATACATTATTCTTAACTATGCCAGTATATCCAGTTAAAAATTTAAAGACAGGTGAGACTCAAGAACTTGTCATGACAGTTGCTGTCTATGAGCAGTGGAGAAAAGATAATCCAGATTGGGATAAAGATTGGTCTCAGGGATGTGCTGGAGTTGGTGAGGTAGGTGAATGGCAAGAAAAACTTGTTAAGAAAAATCCAGGATGGAATGAAGTTCTTCGTAAAGCTTCAAAAATGCCTGGCGCAACAGTAAAACCATTTAGTTGATTTATGGCACGTAAAAGATCACTGAATCCTGTACCTTTTGGAATGAGCAACAGACAGATGAAACGCAAGAAGCCAATCAATCTTGATATCATGAAGACGATTGAGCCTCTGACTGACAATCAGGAGAAGTTATATGATCGTTATAATCTAGAACAAAATCTTGTAGCTTATGGAGCTGCTGGTACTGGTAAGACATTCATTACACTCTACAATGCTTTGAGAGATGTTCTGAGTGAAAAGACTCCTTATGAGAAAATCTATCTTGTCCGTTCTCTTGTAGCTACTCGTGAGATTGGATTCTTACCTGGAGATCATGAGGACAAATCGAGTCTTTATCAGATTCCTTATAAGAACATGGTGAAGTACATGTTTGAGATGCCTGATGACTCTGCATTTGAAATGCTTTATGGAAATCTTAAGACTCAAGGTACAATTAGTTTCTGGAGTACTTCTTTTATTCGGGGAACTACTCTGGATAATGCAATCATCATCGTTGATGAATTCCAGAATTTGAACTTTCATGAACTTGATAGTATCATTACTCGTGTAGGTGAGAACTCTAAGATTATGTTCTGTGGTGATGCGACTCAATCGGATCTTGTGAAGACTAACGAAAAGAATGGTATTGTAGACTTCATGAGAATTCTTCAAAACATGCCTTCTTTTGATATCATTGAGTTTGGTGCAGAGGATATTGTTCGTTCTGGACTTTGTAAGGAATATATTATTGCTAAGATGGAACTTGGATTGTAATGTTTAATCATGTTGAATTGGATCTCCCTCAACTTGAGAGGGAGATGATTGATGGAGTTCGTTATTATAAAGTTCCAACTTTAGAAGAACTCCAAAAGTTTGTTTCCATCACCTCTATTATTAGTCACTTTAATAAGGATAAGTTTGCTTTTTGGAGAGCTAAAGTTGGTGAAGAAGAAGCAAACAAAATCACAAGAAAAGCGACTAGTCGGGGAACAGATCTTCATACACTCGTCGAAGATTATCTGCATAATCGGAATCTATCCGATGTTCAACCTATTTCAGAACATCTCTTTAAGATTGCAAAACCTGCATTCAATCGTATAAATAATATCTACACCCTTGAAGGTTCACTTTATAGTCAATACTTGGGTGTGGCTGGAACTGTAGATTGTATTGCAGAATTTGATGGTGAACTTGCCATCATCGATTTTAAAACTTCTAAACAACCAAAACCACGAGAGTGGATTGATGGATACTTCGTTCAGTGTTGTGCATATGCATGTATGCTTCATGAACTCACTGGAATCTCGGTTAAGAAGTTTGTGATCATTATGACTTGTGAGAACGGAGAAGTAGAGGTCTACGAAGAATACGATAAATCAAAATATATTAGACTACTTACACAATACATCAAGAAATTTGTCAACGATAAACTTGAACAGGTTTCTTGACTTTTTATTTTTATGTGTTAGAATGAACAAAAGTTGAGGAAAAAGATTGTACATCACTGTGTTAGGTCAAATGGAGAATGAATTAGAAAAAGCACTAGAGAATAAGTTTTTCTGTCCTTCTCGATTTGCCCAAGAGATCGAGAATCTTGTACAACATAATGAGGATATGAGTTATATTGATGCTATCGTTCACTTTTGTGAGAAGAATAGTATCGATGTTGAGTCTGTTCCGAAACTTATTTCCAAACCACTAAAGGAAAAGATTAAGTATGAGGCTATGGAGTTGAACTTCCTTAAGAAGACCTCCCGAGCCAGATTGGTCTTTTAATTCCATTTTAGGGGGAAAAATTTTCCCGGTAAAAATCCCTATATTACTTTTTTTGAATGGTGCCTTTTGATACTTATAAGACTTACCTTGCCCTGAAGAGTCACTTTACGAAAGACTCTTACGATTATCACAAGTATCAAGGTAAAAGTCGAGCATCTCTTCAGTCCTTTTACAAGAGGAAGGATCGTTATTGGTTTGAAAAACTATCACGTCAGAAAGAAGACAAAGAAGTGATAGATTTTTTCGTAGCAAACTTTGTAAGTTGTACTGATCCTCAAAATGCTTGGATTGGAGATATGATTAAAGAAGGAGAATCACGATATAAGTCCTGGCAAAAAAGAATACAATCTTTATCCTACTTGTTTAAAGAAGAATCTGAACAATTATTTGAAGATAAATTTGAAGAAGTTTTTGACTGTTCTAAGGGTCATCCGCCCCTTTTAAAGATGTTCCTGGTCGGGAAAATTAGTATAGAAACACTAGTCATCTATGATAGAATATTCCTGTTCGGGAAAGATTTTGATAACAAACTAAAAGATCCTGTGTGGGAAACCGTAAGTTTAAAAATGAAAAAATATTCTCCGTTCCTACATATAGATGTATTCCATTATAAGAAAATACTCAAGCAGATTGTTGGAGGAACATGAGTTTTTTTGATTCAGATCTTGTTCGTGCTGAGATGGCCGAAATCTCAACATTACAAGAAGATGTATACAGAAATGTATTTGAATTTCCTCGTATGAATAAAGAGGAAAAGTTGTTTCATGTTTCTCTTCTGGAAAAACTGTTAAACAAACAACAGATTCTTTATACTCGTTTGAAACTTTCTGATGATCCTGAGGCAATTAAGATGAAAGAAAGAATCAAAGAGTCTGCTCAGATGATGGGTCTCCCTCCTCATGTTGATATGAATGTCATTTTTAACAACATGACACAACTGCTGGAGACCATGAAGGAACGTATTGACAAGACAGGTTCCGACCTGTAGACTGATGGGGTACACAAAGGCCAAATCCAAACAATCCGAGGTATACAAATGTCTTTTGAAAATCTAAAAAAACAATCCAAACTTGGTTCTCTCACTGAGAAACTGGTGAAGGAAGTAGAAAAAATGAACACTGGTTCTGGTGGTGCTGATGAACGTTTCTGGAAACCAGAAATGGATAAGACTGGTGTTGGTTCTGCCATTATCCGTTTCCTTCCTGCACCCGAAGGTGAAGAACTCCCCTGGGTTAAGATGTATGCACATGCCTTCCAAGGTAACGGTGGTTGGTACATTGAGAACTCTCTGACTACTATTGGTCAGAAGGATCCTGTGTCTGAACACAATCGTGAACTCTGGAACAGTGGTAGTGAGAAGGATAAGGAAACTGTCCGTAAGCAAAAGCGTAAACTGTCGTACTTTGCAAACATCTACGTTGTAAAGGATCCTGCTCATCCTGAGAATGAAGGT